AATTCTATATATGATCCATTAAAAAAATGATATTTTAATAATGATCTATTAAATTGATTATCATTGTATCTGTTAGTATCTTTTAATATTTTTATGCAATCTTTTATGCATCCTCTTCTAAGATGCGGAATGCTTTCTGAAACAACTGAAATTTCTAAACCTGGAGTTTGTATTGCCTTATGTATTAAAATGGCTAATATTCCATAAGTTTTTGATGCAGAAGTTCCGCCCTGTACAATTTTAATCCGCTTTTTTAAAGCTAATATTTTATTAATTGCTTTAGTCCGCTTGAACATCAGGAAATAATGGCTGTTCTGTAATATTCTGATCTATCTGCTGAACAGGCGAACCGAATGCTGAATCCATCAATGCCTTATAAGCGTTCACATCTCCGTTTCTCGCTTTTCTTAATAATGCTAAAGTCATTAAATCTTCCTGGCTTAAATCTTCCTGCTTAGATGATATTGGATTCTTTGCATTCTCTGTAATTTTTAACCATTTCTTTGCAATTGTTGATCTATTCTTTGATCCTTTTGGCCTTCCGTTTGGATTGCCTGATTCTCCTTTTTTATAAGGTATTAAATTTTCTTCATTTGCCATGTCTTTTATTTTTGTATATTTGCTTTATATGCGCTGTTGGTGTAATGGTAGCACGTTAGCCATCCAGGTTAAAGGTAATGTTCGAATCAATTGCAGCGCTCTATTTTTTCTCCCTTATACATTGATGCACCAACTTCCTTAATCTTTTCAAATGGAATAATTGGAACATTTAATTTACTTTTTTTATCTATTAAATATATGTATCTTAATTGAAATCCTTTCATTGCTGTTGCTCCTTTAAAATCAAACTTTACTGTTTTTGAAGAATAATGTTTTGCTTTTATTGATCCATCTTTCATCTTATAAATAGTAGAATTTTTATTAATATTAGTTAGATAAAATCCTGATGCTCTATATATTGTGCCATCTCCGCATTGTGTTCCATCTGCATAACTTAGAATCCATTTAATATGAGGAGCATTCTTTTTTATTAATTTGATTGAAATTGCGATGCATCTGCTTTCTGAATTCTTTGGAAGATAATCATCAAATGCCATCCTGTTTAATTCAATAAATTCATTCCATTTTGTCCCCTTAACAAATCCGATGCAGTTTCTTTTATCAATTGAATTCCCATAAGATAAAACACCATGTAATTTATTATCTAAAAAAGCGCCAAAATGCAAAACTGAACCTAATGTAAAAGATTTACTATAATGATATTTTTTAACGAATTCATTTGCAATCTTTGAAGGAATAACTTTAATTTTTATTTCTTTTGCTCTGCCCATTGCATGATAATTAAATATAAAGCGTTTCCATTTGAATTTGTATTACCGAATGTTTCACAATATTTGAATTCATCCGTTTTTTTAACTTCTGTTATTGCCTTATGAATTTCCTCTGATTGTTCATCAGATAACGTAAATGTATTTTTTTGAATTGCATCTTTTTCTGAATCATCTAAACTGAATTCTGTATCTAATTCGCTTCCATCAATATCAAATCCAGGAAGATCTAAACCCCAATCCTGTATATTTTCCTGATCCCATTCATTCGCTATATCATCCCAATTCCATTGACCAAATCCAACATTATCCTTAATAATAAATTCTTTCTTCTGCGCTTCGTTCCAATCATCAGCTAATATAATAGGCATCTCTTTCAATCCTGCTTCCTTAGATGCTTTTAATCGCATATTTCCGCCCAATACTATATAATTCCCTTCTTCATCTTTTGAACAAACTAAGGGCCGCTTCTCTAGCATTTCAGGAAATTCCCTAATGCTCTTAACTAGCTTTCTAAATTTATCATCCTTTATTAATCGAGGATTATTAGGATTGCTTTTTATTTTATACGTTTTTATCTTCATATTCATTATATACTGCTCTTAAACGATCAACCATATCCCTAATGCATGAAGAACAACTAGAAGGAGAAGTTCTTTTATTAAATACTCTATTATAAATCTTTCTCAATTCCTGCTGCTCATTTGGAGAAACTGTACTTCTATTAACTGCAAACCATCCGCTTAAAATATGATATTCATCCTCTTCCAGGCATTTAATGTGAGGAGCATAACTGAATAATTGATTTAAGCGTTTTTTTCGTTCATCACATCCGCAATCTTCGCCTGCAACAAACTTAACTAATTTTGAAATGCCTGATGCTTTTAATACCTTTTCTACTGAATCTCCTAATCCTTCGCTTTTCTTTTTTGTTGTTTTCTTTTTTGCCATTTTATTTAATTTAATTCAACTTTGTATATTTCTAAAAAATCTTCTTCCTCTAATCTCTTTTGATAGCAAAAAATTCTAATTGCTTCATGTAGATCCTGCGCCCTTATTATATTAATTGGTTCTTTGTTTTTATCTTCTTTTATATAGAAAAAATATGCTTTCATTCTGCTTTTATTAAATCGTAATCTTTATTCCTGAAATCTTCCCAATCTTCTCCGATTGCTATTTTTATTCGTGTTTTGCAATTTTTCAATGTTTGGAATATTGAATCCCTTGAAATATTTGTTTCCTTTGCTAATGTTCTAATGCTCTTTCCTGAATCAATATATAACCTAAACATCATCATATCATACCAATGCCATGAATTAATTTCTTTGTCTATCTTCTCCAGGATTAATTCATATTTATTGAATTTTATTTTTTCTTGATCATTAATCTGATGATCTAATTCATTTCTATTACTAAATAAATTATCTATCTTATAAGATGGATCATTATCATAATGATTATAATTAACAATTTCAATTCTATTTTTATTTTCTCTGTTGCTTCTTTGTTTTCTTATATGCATTATCCATGTATTTCTCAAAGCAAAATAAACATAAGCCTTATTAATTTTTCCTTTTACAACATTTCCATTTACAAAAAGATTATTTAAATCTGCTCCCTTTAATAATCTAATATAAACTTCCTGAACAAAATCCTCTGCATGATCTTTAGCGCCAAAACTTTTCATGATTGCAATCCATTCATGATGATATTTTGTTACGTGTTCTAACCATTCCACAAAGTAAAGGTATAAAAAAAGCCTAACAAATTAATGCTAGGCCTTCTTTTTATTAATAAAACATAAGAATATGAATTACAAATATAGTTATTTAAAATGGCAAATCATCAGAATTATCAATTATTTTATCTTCATGTAATTGCTTTGCAGATTTATTATCTGTATATTCTTTAATTGTTGGCTCTTCTTTTACATAAGGTTCTGAAAATGTAAAATTCATTTGATCATCTTCTCCGTTTTTCTTCCAGGCTGCGAATTCAAAATCCATTCCTTTGAAATTTCCTTTTCCTTTATAATCAGGATGTCGATCCGTTTTTTTCCAATTGTTTTTAAAGGCTACGCCCTTGTTTTGATAGTTATTTTCCATTGTTATTAAATCTTAGGTTTACTTTATTTTTATTTTTATAGTTATATATATCTTCTATTAAATCTTTGTATTGTTGTGAATTTCCGCAATCTACTAATTTAGTTTTTTGAATCTTCAATTTTTTTATAAATAAATTAAAATTAAAATTTGAATGCTTAAACATGTAAACCATGCAATTAATAAATGATGTTTTTTTATATCCATCATAAAACGCTCCAATTTCTTTTAATCTGTTGGCCCATTCCTGGCCCAATTCAAAACTTTTTCCTCTCCATGTTCCTTCTTCAAATATCTGCATTTTCGTTTTAAAGTTTTTATTTCTTGAATCCTTCCGTACATTTGTTAGATCATAAGATCCTGCCCCTGATTGACTGCAAAATGTTATGCATGAATTAATAGTAAATTCATTATTTAATAATACAAATTCTCTTAATTTCACATAAGATTCAATATTCATATTTGCATAACCTTCTAAAAAATCTTTTTTGGTCCAATTCTTTTGGTTTATGTTTAATGCATGAACTTCTTTTAATTTATAACCTTTTAAAATAATATAGTAAATTTTAGATGCTGTTTTCTGCGCGGCCATTAATCTATGCTGACCATCAATAACTTGATATTTTTCATTAACTATAATTAGATTTATAAGCATTCCATTTAATCTAATGGAATCTTCTAATCTTCTTACATGATTTAAATTTGGAACTCTATTTCCTTCCATGAATTTAAATTTAGATAAGTTATAAGTTTCTAATATCTCCAATGCTTTTTCATCTTTTGAAAATGGATTAATTCGTTTTTCTGTTTGTTTCTGCGTTTGTATCATTTTTTCTTATTTTTTTTATTTAACATTATTCTCCTTACTTCTTTTCCTAACTGCTTATCATTAGGATTATTATCTACTAGATCCATTAATATTTTATTTGCATCCTGGATTCCTAAAAGATATCCCAATGATCTATCCTTTTGCTCTGCATCTGATAGCAGATTTTTTTCTTCTTTCATAATTGCTTAACTCTTTTAATTGTATTCTCTTTAATTTCTGCGATCTCTTTTGATCCAAACCATTCTATTAATTTCTGCGCTTCAATTAAAATTATATATTCTTTCTCCATTATGTTATCATAAAAAGTAATATAAACATCATTCGCTTTTTTATCGAATTGATAAGAATGAATTTCAGGATATTCAATAAAGATTTCTGTTTCTTCTTTTGGATTATTCGGCATTTTGTATTTCTTTAACTGTTAATAATTCATTTAATTCTTCATAATATTCTCTGCATTCTTCAATCCTGGCTTTTATCTGCTCAATGATTTCAGGATCATAATCAATTTTAAATGTTTTAACTCTTAATTCTTTAGGAATGTTTCCAAAAGTATGATTATTTTCTACGTATTCCCTAATCTTTGGATCTTCATCTATTGATTTATGCTTCCAATGCTCTCTCCTGATTTCATCTTCTATCATTTGAGAAGGAGTATCTAGTAAACAATAACAAAGAAAAGATTCTTTTTTTCCTGTTAAATGCATATAACCCTGCAATTGATACATATAATTTTTGTTAGGTATTTCTTTATGAAAAAATGGAAATGTAAAGGCATCAAAACTACTTTTAATATCAATAAGAGTTTCACTAGTGTTCACATCAGGCGTTCCCTTAATCCATTCATCTTCAAATTTTTCATGATTCTTATATAGAAAATCAAAATTTAAAATTTCATTGCATAATTTTATGCCATCCTCTTCAACCTCGTTTCCTTTATCTGTATATTTACTCCAAAAATCTTTAAATTTTCCGAATTTATCCTGTATAATAATTTCTTTAATATGATTCTTAGTTGTTTGAGATAATTTATCTTTTTTACTTCTTGAATTAGTCATTATTAACCCAATAGAAGAACATCTAGCTTTATACATTTTTCAATTCGTTTTTTTGATTAATATTAAGATTAAATTCTTTCAATAATCTTTCCTTTGAATATTCGCCCTTTTCAATAGATTTAAGCGCTCTTTGAAATTGATTAATATCAATATGCTTTTTTGAATTAATCTGCTCTCCTGATGCATCTATATCCTTATCAGTAACGATTCCCAATAAACTAGAGATGGAGTACCTTCTGAAATACGTAATCGCAGATCCATAAACCTGGAATGCATTCATTCCTTTCAATTGAACATCCTGCGGAATTGTTGCGCAGCATTCTATTGTATCTCCTGATTTTGTATGAAATAAGATTGTTCTTAATTCTGTTCCATCTATTAATTGTGTGAATCCTAAATTATGCTTCTTTAATAATGGCATGATAACCTCAAAGATTGCAGGAAGATCCGCATAAGAATATCCATATCCTTTTGTTCCTTTGTGAACTACTTTGCATTCCTGTTGAAAGGAAGCTAGACTTTTATAAATATTCTCTTTTGGAAGGCTGCCATTTAAGGATGCAGCATTATCCTTTTCCATAAGGCCAATGACCTTTTCTTTTGTTTTACTCATATAACTTGTTTTAATTAATATTCCTTTATGTTGATAAAATTAACAAAAATTTATGAATTATCCTCAATAATTTTGCATTTTTCTTTAAATTCTTTTATTATTTCCTTTAATTCTTCCCTACTCCATTTATGAACTCCTTTGCTCATCATCTCCATATTGTTAAATTCTTCTGATCCTATTCTTTTCAATAATGCTTTATGATAATTAAATAAATTTCCATGTTGCCATTGGTTGCAAAAAGTACACTGCGCATTTATATTCCTAAGATCAAATCTAACTGATCCATGCCCCCCTGCTGAAAAAAAATGCCCTGCATCATATTTTCCTGTTAATGGATTTCCGCATGATATGCAACCTTTGTTTTTATCTCTTAGTCTTACATATTTATTTACCCATTTTTGCGCTTCTTTTGTAAAATCGCTATTCGTTTTTAATTCCTCTTTCATTCGTTTTTTTTTCTTTTTCCATTGTACTTCTTTAGCTGATTTGATCCAGGCATCCATGCAATTATCATCTGTGCAATATTTTTGATTAAAATGGATTGCATCAAATTTTTCTTTACAATTTTTACAGCGTGGCATTATCTATTAAATTTTGATTGATTCTTTTTAATTCTTTGATCTCTGTTTGCATCTCCAGGAGCATTCTATTATTCCGATATAATTCAGAAGATAAACTCATGCATCTCAAATCCATTCTATGAAGAACATATTTCGCGTGTGCTAATTCTCCTAATGAATCTTCCTGCTTTTCAATAATATCCTTTCTCTTTGGATGCTTTTCTTTTAATTCTTCTAATGTATTTTTCGCTCTTAAAAATACTTTCTCTAATCCTACTTTGGCATTAATTAACTCTATCATATTTGTTTGTTTTATTTATTTATTTGTTTATGTTCCGCAATAACCTGAATCGCAATCATTAAAATCATCATCAAATAAATTGATTTGTTCTAATGAATTTTTTATCTGTTGATAAGTCATTCCGTTTTTAAATGTTCTTGCTCCGTAACCTGCATCCTTTTCCTGATCTATAAACCATTGAAATTTGTTAGGATGTTTATTACTCATGTGCTTTAAAAGAACTTCGTTTCTATGAAAACATCCAATGCAATTATTCATATATGCAAATCTAACATTTTTATTTTTCCAATATTTT